CCCTGTCAACACTCACAACACGCGCAGGCGTGAGTGTACGCACGCCGAAAATAACGTCTCGCACAAGTTTGATCATCAATGAGGATTCAGGTTGTCTGTTAGTATTAAACACCGAACGCCTCCCATTTCGATGTCCATAAACCGGAAGGATCGGTATCGCCGGTGTGTTGAACGCGGTAAACTTTGTATTTTCCGTTCAGAGTTTTGTTTGTGTCAATTTGCATTTTTAGAGTTTGCTCCGACCATGGCATAATGACCGGCGTCAAATTATTTGTAACCTTGATCGATTTATTTTCCAACCGCTGTGGGATTCCTTGGACACCGTTGTTCGGACCCCACGGCGCAGAATCGACCACTTCAAGAGCATCCCGTATGCGCGAAACTGTGAGCACGTTGTTATCGAAAAACCAAATCAGGTCATGGCGTTCCGCAAGTTTGTCCATGATGTCCCTAGTAAATCCGTACAAGGTCAAACCGTTCATGAAGTATTTACTGTAGGACGCCGTGGTTTTTGCCAGATGCTTCGCCTTTGCTTCAACGGTTGCTTTTTTAATAACATCATCAAAGAACGGAACGACGGAGAATCCGCGGTCAACCAATGTTCCTGCAATGACGCCCGCCTGTGCTTCCTCGAACGTATCTTTTAATCTGTCGAAAACCTTTTCAATACTGATACCCGGCTCCATCTTTTCGTTTACGAATCCGACACGATATCCGACTTCACCTTCACCACCCTGAATCGTCGTGATGAAGTCCGCGCCCGTGCGCCTGTGGAAACTGTGCGTCACGTCGGCTCTTGAAATGATCGGAAGTGACGATGAATACAAATCGTCGTCTTCTGGAACATCGTCCGCATAACCGGCACGAACCGTTATGATGTTTCCTGGCGAATCGATCCACGCCCTACTGTCACGGTTCAAATTGTAAATCCTGCACACTAATCTATTCGGCTGCGATGTCCATGTTTTTGTAACATCGAATGCAACGCGCAGAGTGCCGGGCATGACAACGACCTCTTCACTTCCAATGGATTGCCCAATTTCAACTCGCGCTCTTCTAAGATACAACCGCTGCATAATAAATAAGAGAAACCCTTCTACCTGCCCCGAACTCCCATCGGCCAGGATCGATGTTTTTGGTTGAACTATCCACGACGACAAGATCACCGGGCGGCAAACTGTCGTCTCGTAATTGCCGCCAAAGAATCCAGCCGGAAAGGATCGGAACGAAAGATTTGATCGGTTCTGTCGGAGTTTTTCCGATAGATGCGTACCATTTCTCCGACCGGCTATTCCAATAGAACACCATATAGTAACGCGCACCTTCAAGGTTTATCCAGAACCCTTGCCAAGGTTGTGTGTAGTTGACTGGAATTTCTACGGCTTCGGGCGTTGCCATTTATTAACTCGCGTATCCGTAAATTATTAATCCGACAAAGAGCGCCGCCGCTGCAATCGAAACGGCGTCCGGTATCTGAGACGTGATGTATCCGAGTTCATCCATGTTTGCGGCAAGATCATTGGAAGGAACTGCGGACTCTTTGGTCAAGATTAGTTTTTGCTCAAGCTCAGCTGTGAATAGAAGCTGCCGGCCAATCATCGCAGATGTCGGCGCGGATACTCTTTTAATGACCATGTTTTTGTAAAGGTCCAATCCGGTCGAAACGTCGAATGGAACGCCGCTTTCCCACATAGCCTTGAGCGCCGTCCATGCGTTGATACGAGCTGGCATGATCCCTGTCCAGCTTGCCAGGGAGCCAAGCCCTTGCTCCCCTGTCGTGAGCGCTGAGAGGTATTGAACAGGGGTATCAGTAACCGTCCCTTCGATCATTAAGCGCCGTGGTCGTTTAAGATAATTGTCCGTCACAAGCGAACCGTCCTCTATCGGATTTTCGCTTGAATCGGCTTCAAGCTGATGGTCTTCACGAAGCGATGCGTCAAGTTCAAGGAGCAACCCTTCTGTCCCGCCGGTCCAATCTTCGTAGAAGTCTCCGACCAGAGCGGAAAGCAAATCAGGATTCAAAACTTTTTGAGTAAATGCACTTTCAGTAAACTTAACGTTTATCGGTGCATTCATTAAAAGCGCGATGCTCATTCAGTCTCCTAAAATGCATTTACGCCGACAAGTGGCGCGACTCCGAAATCTTGCGCCATTGCCCTTTCGCGCTGTTCAATCTCGTCACCTATGGCGCGTGGATCCGCTCCACGAATATTGTACGTCACGCTGCGAACACTTGATCCGCCGCCGGCCCCGCCGCCCGGTACGCCGCGCCCGGCTCCAAGTGTTTCCGGTCTGATATCCCTGCCAAGGACGTTTCGGTAAGCGCCCAAAATACTCCGATTGCCGAACTCGTTTCCCATTAAGAAATCACGAAACTTTAGTTTCAAGTCTTTAGAAAATCCCGGCTCGAAGATTCGTTTTAATTCCTGTTCAAGTTTGCTTTTCAGCTTGTCGCCGCCGGTGATGTTCATATTTCCAAGATTCAAATCTGTATCTTCTGTTTCTTTATCAAGAGCACTTTGCAATTTACGAGCAGCAATCTGTTGTGCAAACCAATCTTCAAACTTCATTCCTGTTACAGTTTCAACTGACCTTCTTGTTGCCGCACTTTTTATTTTTGACGGATCGGTTATTGGAACTAGTCTCTTTCTTCCTGTTTTTGGATTATACGCAACCTCATTCAAATTTCCTAATGCAATACGTTTTTTGAGTATTTGTACTCTTCGTCTCTCGATATTTTCCTGTAAACTTTCATCTCTTTTTCGCTCACTCTTATCATAATCATCGAATGCTTTTTTCGCTCGAAACATTTCCTGAAATGCGCGAGCCACACCGTATATAGTAAGGGCTATTCCTGCATATACGCCTGCAAGAATTCTTACGGCTAAAACAGACCCTGTCGCTGCGCCAGTTGCGGCAGTAATGGCAGCGGTTACTTTTGCAAAAGCTGCTGCTGCAAATCCATCTATAATTGGACCGAACGCCGCAACCACACCAACCACTGCTCTCCCAAACGCAACGACTTTTGTTGTAACCCACATTGCACCGGTAATTTTTGCAGTAGTGATTAGTGCTTTCCGCCAGTCGAAAAGAGTTTCGATGCCGGAACCTACTGATTCAACTATCTTTTCGCCGGTATGTTCAATTTCGATCCGGTTTTCCTTCATCCAAAAAGAAAACCGTTCACCCATTTCATTGATCGTCGGAATCAATCCAATGCCAATGTCGGCTGATGTATTTACAATCAGTTGCCGCAACTTCGCCAGTTGCTGCAAGCCAGAAGACATACGAATGACGAACGCTCGTTCAAGTGCTCCGTCCGCTATCTCAAGTTCCTTTACCCATGCACGCATCGTCGGGATTTCTTTGTTTAGAAGTCCAATGAACGATGACGCAGCCTCTTCACCCATGATCGTTTTCAGCACCATTGATTTTGTTTCATCGGTCATGCCGGAAAGTGCAACTTTGTAATCTTGAAGAACATCAATCAATGGACGCATTTTGTGTTCGCTATCGAACATCGAAGTGCCTAAGTCGTCAATCAACTTCGCAGCTTCGCCGGTCGGAGCACTGAGTTTTGAAATAATCATACGAAAGGACGTACCAGCCCTTGCGCCTTTAATCCCCCCCTGTGCAAACATTCCTAAAACTGCCAGGGTTTCTTCAAGCTTCAAGCCGAATGATCCTGTGACTGGACCTGCCTCCTTCATCGCTTGTGTCAATAAACTCAAATCCAATGACGCGAGTTGCGTTGTACGAAAAAACCGATCCGTAATGGCGCGGGCGTCCGTCATCGGTCGGTTCAACGAGTTCACACTATCGGCGAGTCGTTCAACAGCTTCCGCCGGCATTAGCTTTGCCACCTTCGCAAGTTTCATTCCAACGTCTGACAGTTCGACAAAATCAGCCGAGAGCGCTTCGGCCCCGGTCGATAGTACCTGGTAAAATCCTTCATTGACCAACGACGCAGCCATGCCCAACTCATTCGACAATTTTATGCCGAACGAACGCATCCCCTCTTCTAACTGTATGAACCGTGAACCTGTAGCGTTCACCATCGTCATTGTGTCTTTTAGAGAATCTTGGAGCTTCAATCCTGGAAGGATAAGCCCGGCAGTGATCCCGCCGCCTAGAACCGCGAACATCTTTCCAACGCCGCGAACCTGTTTCCCTAATTTCCCGACCGCCAATGAAACCTTGTCAACATTCTTTTTGGCTCTGGAAACAGAATTGACAAATTTGTCAACCTTGCCCTGCTCTACTTTGAATTGCCAGAAGGTTGTGAGTCGCCGGACAACGGCCATTATTTTTCGTCCTCTTGCCTTGCGGCTTCTACAAAATCGCTGAAATCAATGGCGTCGTTTGCATCGAGGACATCTATCAGCGACCACGTTGTTTCGATTTCAGTGAGCGTCGCTTTTTCTGCAAGAATGATTCTCCAAATTAACCACCGCTTTTCAAGGTGAGGCGGCGGCGTGTAGTTTACTTGTCGTCGGGCTTTGACGTGGGCGAACTGGTTTCGCCAGTCGTGATTTCTTCCTGCGTTTTTGCGAACATTTCCGTGATCCAACCCTTCAAGTCGGAGAAAAAATCCACGAAGTTCACCTCAAGGACAAACGCGACAACGGTGAGAAGTCTCTTGTACTCCCCGGCAAAATGAAGATCAAAGGCGTCGTGGCCCTGCATCGGTTGACCGTTGATTTTGACGTTCATGCCAACAAGTCTTTTGATCAGGTCCGATGCTTTTGTTTTTCCGAGTTGCCGGACAAGAGCCTCGGCTGCGTCGCCAGCGCCGGTCTCGGTTCTGCCGAGTCCTTCGCCGACAAGCTGCATCAACTCGGACAGAATATCCAGGCCAACCGTTGCCGTGAATTGGGTAACGTCATAAGTGAACTCTTCAATAACCAGTGGTTTCGTTTCCAGCATTCAATTCTCCTGCATTGTGCGCGTTTACGTTGTGCTACGCGGGTGCATTGCTGCTACCAATGAACATCGAAAGATCACCGGCGTCGAAGACCCATTCTCTCGGTCCGGCGTCCCTTGCGTTGTTCGCATCGGGCGGCTTCGTTAGCCAAATTTTAGGACACACAAACACGCTTGTCCCGCCGCTATCAATCCCGACAAACGGAACAACTCCAGAGTTCGATAATTCGTCTGAAATCATGATCGAACTAAACTTGTCGTTCATCGGACTCGTTTGCTTAATCCGAAACGTAATAGTTCCGGCGCGATTATTCGTCTTCGAGCGTGAGGCTTCGCCCATTGCACCAATCTGTTTTGTGAAACTCACTTCATCACGGGCAGGGACGAACACATCGCCATCGTCAAACCCGTCAACCGAATACGGGCCGACTACAATTGACATTCCTTTGAGATCCCAAGTTCGCATGACGCAACTCCTTTATAAGTTTTCAGTCAGCCCTACGCGCTAACCGTTCCTTCAATCTTGACCAAGTGAATCGCTCCGGCAAGACCGGCGCTCCACTTTATGTTTTGCAAAATACGTGCGGCCCGCATCGAAGCCGAAACATCCGAACGCGACGGATATGTTATTAAGAATCCGAGTTGTTTGCCAAGGTCTTCATCGAACGCCAGGAACCCGGTGCCTTGTGCGATTTGCAAACGTGCAATGATTTGATTCACAATGACCGCAATCCCGTCGTCTGTGTACGGAACCTTAAGCGACGCTGCCAGAGCAACGAACACATCCTCTTGCATTCGAGCCGTCAACCAATCAACGCCGATAATCGTGTCAATCCATTCACCGCTATGAACACAGCCCTCACGCATGATCCCGCGCCCGCCGATGTTGTCAAACAGATTCATTTTCAGTCCACCGATCACGCCGTTGTTGGCAATCGGATTTCCAAAAAGACGATTCTTTTGCGTCGCGGTAAGAGCAACGGTATTTCCTGTAAACGTTGCAAATTTCCAAGTCGCCGTGGATGTATCAAGGTTGACTGTAAGCCTTGCCCCCAACCATCGGAACTCAGTCCAATTTTCATTGAGAGCGTCGGTTGAGTCATCTTCATTAACGTACCCAGTCGCTTGCGGATGATAGCCGCCAAATGTCCGTGTGAACGCTTGTCCAAAGCAATAAGCTCCGATTGAAATTCCGCCGCCGTCTGTATTGATTTGCGCCTTGTTTGCGCTGGCATAACCAAAAATCGTTGTTTCAAGTTCAGCCTTATCAGCCGCCGAGGCCTGGTTGACTTTCGTTCGATCAACCAATCCGAGCGCATACCAGTCTGCGGACGCCAAGCGGCAGGCGTCGAACGCCTCTGCAATCGTCTCGGCGAAGTTGTTTGAATAAGCGAGTTCGGATTCTTCGTTCGTAAAATCAATATCGAGCCGACAACATGAAGGCAGGTTGCACACAATCAACG